AAAAAACGAAAAAAACATTTTTCGCACGATTCGCACTATCCCTAAAGAATATATAGTAAGATTGAGAGGGGGCCTGGGTTTACCAGCGGAGCGCCTAGGCCCCCGGAGGGCAGCTTAATTGTCGTCCTCGTCAATGTTAGTTGTCTCAAGGGAAGCAGCTTCGTCAGAAGTCAGGGGGACCAGCTCGCCCTCGGTGATGGTCCAAAATCTCCAGCGGTCAGCTGAGAGGTACGCCACATTGGGTTTTGTGTTGCAGAAGACCCAAATCTGAGGAGAGTCAATCCACCAACACTTGTAGTGGTTGCGCATGTCGTACAGCTTCCCCTTCTTGATCTGCTCGATTGCGGTATACATCCCGCCGAGCTTCTGCTGATTCACACTGCGCGGCATGTCGATGAATATCTGCCATGGCGTCCTGCAGCGCTTGCTCATCATGATGTTGCAGAGCGACTGGATCAGCTTCTCGCCGTCGTTCACCGCCGGCATGTCAACTCCACGCCCATGGAGGTCGCAAAGTGAGGCAATGGTACTCTTGCCGTTGTTGCCATCAGGATCGATGATGCAGTCCACCTTTCGCCACTCCTTGCGCTGGTAGCCGTCGAAGATCTCGACTTGCCAGGGCATCATGGTGTCTTGCTTGCCAGCCATGTGATCAGGAATGTACTCTTCAGAGTCTTCTGATGTCCAGGGACCACGAACCTTCGTGTCCTCCTTGAGTTGATAGTCAAAGTTGCGAGTATTGTCATTACTCGTGATGCTGAAGTCCCAAGTCTGCCCCTCCGCCTGCACTTTCCAGCGCTTAACCAAGCAGCCAGATGAGTGAGCTGAGTTCTTGAGGCTCACACGACCCTGGTAGTGCAGCAGTCCACCGTGATGACCACGCTCCAGCTGGAAGCACCAGTGTTTGGCCTCCTTTTTCAGCAAAGCCCTGAACCGATGCTCGTGAGCCGGCAGGTCCTCGTTGCCGGGCAAAGTCCACCGGACGTCCCAGACCTTGATTTGGCTAGGCATGTCAAGTCGACGATTACGCAATATAAAATATTGGCGAAATGGCAATAAGAGTATGCCAGTCTCCAGACGCAAGCCCACGATGTCGAGAAAAAAGAGGTATACCCCCAAAAAGAAGGGAGTGTCAACTGCCGTGAAGAAGTATGTCCGCAGGGCAATGCCATCGGTCGAGTTCAAAGAGAACTGGTACCATGACAACGAAGTGCAACTGAACACGCTAACACAGGGCGCGATGCAGGGGTACCCCCAAGTCGCAGTGGGCACATCACACATCACGAGGGTCGGAAACGAAATTTCTTTGAAATCGTTCCTCGTGAAAGGTATCTTGAACAACAACAGTGGGTCAGAGTCCTATGCTCGTCTCCTAATTCTCGGCCACGACGGGAATATCGACCCCACGTTCAGTACCTTCCCCATATTCCGGAACTCAGCGAACGGAACAACTAGTACCATTGCCACTGTAAATGGTCTGGACTGCATGTACTACCCGATCAACAAGCTTGATTGTACAGTTTATCATGACAGAGTCATAAAGCTAGGTGGTGGTGCCATCGGCAACTCAGCCACGAACACGAAGATGTTTAGCAAGATGATAAAGTTCCCAGGGAAAGGCATGAAGATTAAGTACGAAGCCACAGGTACTGGATTCGGTAATCAAAACCGGTTTATTTCGGTATACTGGATGGTGGCAGACGCTAGCGACGACACCACAACAGGGACAACAGTCGAGCTGTCACAGCTCACCAGATTCTGGTACACAGACTGTTAATGACACTCCCGAGACGCGCGAGTAGCGCGGCGAGTGACAAAGGGGGCGCGTACACACGCGCGCCCCCGTACGCTCCCCGCGGCGCATGCCGGGGGAAACACGGAGGATATTTCTTGACGAAAGCGTAGGGCGAAGCCCGAAGCGCAGAGCGTCAGCGACCAAAATAAAACACCAAAAAACGAAAAAAACATTTTTCGCACGATTCGCACTATCCCTAAAGAATATATAGTAAGATTGAGAGGGGGCCTGGGTTTACCAGCGGAGCGCCTAGGCCCCCGGAGGGCAGCTTAATTG